TGAATATGCTCTGGATTAGTGTAGATGCGTCCGTATCCTTTGTAAGTGAAGGCAGTCATTTCAGTTCTTTGTGTATGAGAGTATTATACAATAAAAAACCACCCCTGTGAAGAGGTGGTAGACAGTTCAAGATTTTTCCTCCATAATATCTTTTACTTTATAAAAAACTTCGTCTATTGGATAAGTTTTTACTTTACGAGTTTCAATATCATCTACCATTTGTGTTAGATACTCAAGAAATTCTTTAGAATAAACATCGTCTTCACCAAGAGTTTGCCAAAACCATTCTCTACATTCTGTGTATGGGTCATCATAATCAAGCACAGTGTATCCATCATAATTTGATGTCATAAGATCTGCCCAGATGTCGAATGCAGATCTAATAGTTTGCCATCCAGTCATCCAACAATGACCTATCCAATACTGATACCAGTTCATCTTGATTTTATTTGGATGAGTTCCTTTGATTGACGTACTATACATTACACTACCTTACATGCACTATCAATTACTAGTCGATCATATGTATCAATCATATCATTCAGTTGGTCATCAGTATACTTGGCAAAGCGTTGGAAACGACCCAAGACATCTAACCATCCTCTTTGTGAAATTGGGGGTGAAAGTGATGAAGTAGTCATAACTCCGTAATAAACTTATGCTATTTAGATTACACTTCTTTACAATAGAAGTCAATGAGAAGTTATACCTACTTTATGTTTTCGGTAGAGTTGAGGCCAAGTGTCCCGAATAATCTCTGCCAATTTATCGGGTGTGGATGAACTAATCATAGACCCTTAACAGAGTTCCAGTCTTGCTGAAACTGCTCCAAACCTTGATCCGTTAGAACATGATTATACATTCCCCAAAATACATGAGGTGGAATTGTACAGATTTCTGCACCAGCATCAAAGCATCTTCCTACCTGATGAACATCACGAACTGATGCGGCAAGAATTTTAGTAGTGCTGAAGTGACGATCATAAACACCGGCAATTGCCTGCACAAGTGCAATTCCAGAAACAGAATTATCATTCAGTCTTCCCACAAAAGGAGAAACATATGCAGCACCTGCACGACGAGCAAGAATTGCCTGTGCTACAGAGAAGATAAGAGTTACATTAACCTTTCTTCCCACAGAAGCAAGTGCCGTACATGCCTTTAATCCTTCTACAGTACAAGGAACTTTGATTGTGACATTCCATAGTCCTTCAAATTCCATTGCCTGATCAATCATTTCTTCGGCAGTATCGGCAACAACTTCTGCCGATACAGATTGAAATTGATTACTCATAGAAGAAATCTCTTTGATAACTTCTACAGGTTCACGACCACTTCTTTTAATCAAAGTAGGATTGGTTGTGATACCCTCAATCATTCCTGTTGTGTTTGCCTTACTGATTTCATCAATATCAGCAGTGTCTAAAAATATTTTCATTAGTTAACGTGAATAGTTCCTGTCATTCCGGCACCCTGATGAGGACCACAGAAGAAAGTATAATCTCCGGCATCGGCAAAAAGAATATCTTGTGATTCTCCAGGATTAAACATCAGTGATTCTCTTGAGAGATCGGCACGTCCCTCAACAATAATGTTATGGGGCGGGAGCATATTATTCACAAAGTGAATCGTGTCTCCAGCATTAATTGTAACATCTGACGGATCAAAAATCAAGTTCCCACCAGAACCCATTGTAACATCAATAGCCCATGCGGGTGCGGCAAGAAAGAGTGTAGCAAGAAATGCAAAAAGAAATTTCATTAAGTATTTGCAATTACTCTATCTATCACATTCTTATGTCCGGGTACTTTGGATGTGTTGTGAAACCCTGATTAGAAAATTCATTATCATTCCAATGTCTTACTGCATTCGAAACGATTGCAATATTAGTAATGAGATATGTAAGAAAAACAAATGTTCGGATGGTAGCAACAATATCAGATTCTCTATCACTATCTGATGCTTTCTGTCCAAGTGCTTTACACCACAATCTCCAAAATGATTTACTCTTTTTCTTTTTACTCATATTCGACCATTAAAAAAGGACTCATCAGAGTCCTTATTACATTAATATTTAGATAAGACCATATGCATTATTCTCTAAGAACCTCCCGACATATACGTTTGCATGATGACTGATTATCATCACACTCAATTAGACAATTGTAATAATCATTAATTAGATCCGATTCCTCTATACTTTTATCTAGGGTTTTACCAAATCTTTTAAAACTTTCTTTCCATCCTGCTAATTGATTATAGGATATAAGATTATGCACAATAACCTCCACAAATAAATTTACTCATAATAAAAATCGACTTAGTTACACTTTGCTCAACTCTCCAATTCTACCACTATATAGATGATTTGTGTGTAAATCAATACAATTCAGAAACAAAAATTTATGCCTACGAGTTTATACTTAGATTATTTTTTCTTTCTACGGATGATTGGTTCTGTTTTACGAATCATTCTCTTATTTGCATAATTAGCATCCATAGCAACATGACCAGTCCTTGTGTTTCTTACAACTGGTTTCTTTGGTGTCGTTTTCTTTTGTGATGTAAGTCCTTTTGGAATAGTATCCGTCTTAGAGATTGAGTTCTTCGGCACTCTATAAGATACTACTGCTGGTTTCTTCTTTCTTGATTTGGAAGTAAACTCAGCATATTTTTCTGCTTTCTTTCTATCTGGTGTTACATAATGTCCTGGTCCTTCACTTCCCTTAGGAGAAGGTCTAGGACCACTTTTTTTGATCGATGCCACTGAGTCCGTATCAGATCCATGATGAAGTCTTATCATTTTTATTCTTTTCTCTGCTTCAGTTATGAACTCTGCGTAAGATTTCATCTTTATTTTTTTAAGTATTTAGATAATCTATCATACTTTGGAGGATGTGGGTGTTGTCTCCTACAAAAAAGTATTTGCATAACTTATAACATCATCTATTGGCAAATCTTTTGTGAAATGTTCAGACCCACCAATTATACCATCAATCTTTTTTTGATACTGCTTATAAGTTCCCAAAATATATCTTTCACATTCAAAAACTTCTTTATGCGATGCTTTCCATTCTCCAAGTTCTTTTACAGTTTCAGTAAATCTGTATTTTATTCCATTAAATGATCTACCAATCTTATAAGTTCCATAAATGGTCTCAATAAAATACAAATAATCCTCTCTATCAGACCATTCCTCTTTAAATCCAAAGAATCCATAACTCTTTGATACACCGACAGTTCCAGCATTCCAAGTTGGTTTTCCAAATGCTGGATTATTTTTACCCAGTTTAGATTTTCTTTTACAACAGAATGCTTCATCACCTTTTTCTGCCACAGCAATAAAGTTTCTTATGCTCATATTTCTTTGTCCTGAACAAGGACAACTTACAGTCACATCAGTAGAACGACGAACAAGTTTTTTTGGGAGATGCACAAGATCTAATCCTCTTCTTTCACATTCTTCAACTACAAGTTTATGTAAATCCATTAGGTTGCTCATAACTTTCCATAATTATTTATAAAAAAAGGAACCCGAAGGTTCCTTTTCTGTTTATTCAGTTTTTCTAACTATCTCAACCAATAGCAGGAGCAGTAAGTGCTACAGGAGTAGATTCTGCTGCTGCGAGGTCAAGAGGGAAGTTGTGCAATTGTGTTACCGTAAAGACTCTTTATTCTTTACTTCTTACTGTCACCAGCAAGTTCAGACTATCTCTTCATCCTTATGTTTATTAAGGAGTCGGGCATTCGTGGGTAGATTATTGTTGGGACTCACTACCTAGTCGTTAGACCTTTCAGAAAACTTTAACCCTTTCTGACTTGGTACGGGATTGTCTCATAGAGAGTTTCCCCGTTTAACCCGATTTTTCTAATGCCTATTACTAGGCAACAACACCAACAATTCTAGCGTTGCGCTCGTGCATTACCTCCATGCCCAGTCCAGCACGGTTAAGGACATCAGCCCAGGTGTTGATCACACGACCCTGACCATCAATGACGGACTGGTTGAAATTGAAGCCATTCAAATTGAAAGCCATCGTAGAAACACCAAGAGCGGTGAACCAGATACCGACAACAGGCCATGCTGCGAGGAAGAAGTGCAGCGAACGGGAGTTATTGAAGGAAGCATATTGGAAAATAAGACGACCAAAATAACCGTGAGCGGCAACAATATTGTAGGTCTCTTCTTCTTGACCAAACTTGTAACCATAGTTCTGGGACTCAGACTCAGTGGTTTCACGAACCAGCGAAGAAGTAACCAGAGAACCGTGCATTGCACTGAACAGAGAACCACCAAAGACACCAGCGACGCCCAGCATGTGGAAGGGGTGCATCAGGATGTTGTGCTCTGCTTGGAAGACAAGCATGTAGTTGAAGGTGCCACTGATACCCAGGGGCATTGCATCAGAGAAAGAACCTTGACCGAAAGGATAGACCAGGAAGACAGCAGATGCAGCAGCAACAGGTGCAGAGTATGCAACGCAGATCCAAGGACGCATACCTAGGCGGTAAGAAAGTTCCCACTCACGACCCATGTAAGCATAGATGCCAATCAGGAAGTGGAAGATAACGAGTTGGAAAGGACCACCATTGTAGAGCCATTCATCCAGACTTGCTGCTTCCCAGATGGGGTAGAAGTGAAGACCGATAGCGTTAGAAGAAGGAACAACTGCACCAGAGATGATGTTGTTACCGTAGAGAAGTGACCCAGCAACGGGTTCACGGATGCCGTCAATATCGACGGGTGGTGCTGCGATGAAAGCAACGATGAAGCAAGTAGTTGCGGCGAGAAGCGTGGGGATCATCAGGACACCGAACCAGCCCACATAGAGGCGGTTGTCGGTGCTGGTGACCCAGTTACAAAACTGTTCCCACTGCGACTCTTGCTGTTGGCGCGAGAGAGTTGCGGACATAGTTTTAAAAGTGCGATGTGCGTTAGTTAAGTAGACAACGTAACAAATCCGTAAAGGTTCGTTACATTTGTTTACTTATTTATTATAGCATGGTGCGGAAAACCCGTCAAGCCCCCAAAGATGAGTATTTGTACTCATTAGATGGGGTTGGTGGCAGGGATCATCATGCCGCCACCAGGACCATCATTGTCGTCATCTACATCTCTATCAGAAAGCAATGCAGCGAAGACAAATCCTCCCAGCATACAAATTGCCAGGAGTAACATCACCAGACTCCTGGGATGATCTGACCAGTGGTCATATAAGAACCGACAGCGGCGATGAAACCAATCATTGCTGCGCGGGCGTTCAGAATTTCTGCTTCAGGGGTGAATCCAAATTTCATTGTTTGTTCTCCAAAGTTTTGTTAGTGATGATGATCTTTTGACCATCGTGAGTAAATTGTAACTCATCGTCAGGATGCCACAGTAGCTCTTCATACAAATCGTCGAGCTTCTGCATGTCCTCGTAGAGTGCATTAGGATTGGGCATATTGATTGAGTAAAGATCTAATGTTTTGAGTGATCTCCATGCCTCCAGTTTTCTTTTCAAGCAACGTACCATTTGGCGATGCAATAATAAGAACGGGAGTAGCAGTCACTCCATACTGTTTAGCAAGGTCAAGGTTTTCTTGAGGGATTGGTTCATCACTAAAGTCTTCTAACTGAACCTCTTCAATTAGATCAAGGCGATCATCTTTTAGATTGTTCAAGTAACGCTTCACCAATCCACAAGGACCACAAGAGTCCTTTGTAAACATATAAAATTTATTCATCAAAAAATTCCAAAGAAAAACTTACCGTTGATAGCGTAGGCAACAAACCCCATGATGAGACCCATCATAGCCCAGCGTCCATTATACATTTCACGCTGCTGCATGGGTGAGAAGAGACCTTTACGGTTGTACTCTTCTACAACCATCTGGGGCTCAACTGCCCACATATTGTTTTGTCCTTGCTCGTTAGTTGTGACTGTCATGATCTTTGTTATAAATCTTTACATAGTATATATCAAAAAAAGAGGGGCGTCAAGCCCCTCATCGATAATTATTCTTGATCGATGACATTTTGTTTCTTTACCTCTCGGGAGCACCAGAACGCCAGAGCAATCAAAGCAAAGTAAAAAATAGTATCATCAATCATTACCAAGAAGAAGATGATACTACCACCATAGGTCAACCAGTCTGGCAATCTACTAGTGAGTCTACCAATGACTGGTCTAATGTTATTCTCAAACTTAAAGTAAAGAATAGCACCGAGTGTAACAGTGATCTCACTCATCGGAACGATGAAGTAAAGAGATAAGATAACGAAGATAGGCCAGTAATGCCTCTCTGGTATCTTACTCAATCTCGTAACACTTGCTTTCCAAAAATTTTGGATTCTTTTTGATAAACGCAGTGACATAACTGTCAGCATCTAAAGTCATTTTATAGTGAGCGTGAGTATGTATTGCTTGTACTGACCCCAAGAATCCACAGATCAGTAGATTCATAAGGGTGAGAGGATGGAATAGATACTTCATAAAAAAAGGGGACCGAAGTCCCCCGAATCAGGTTAGTGATTTAGATCAGAAGGAATACTTCAGACCTACTTTGGTGCCGTATCCACGGTCAACATTACGGTCGCCAGAACCAACGAAGGAGACTTCACCGTAAGCACCGAGAGCATCGGTCAGAGCAACGCCAACGCCTGCCTTACCAGAAGGAACGGTGTCAGTAGCAGCACCATCAGGAGAAACGATGGTAGCACCTGCTTGGACGTAGTAAGAAGCGGACTCACCGATAGGACCTTCGTATCCAACGTGGAGATCGGTAGAGGTTCCCTGGTAGTTAGAACCACGGAATCCCGAGTTCGCTTCTACGTTCACGTAAGGACCTGCAAAAGCAGCGCCAGCGAACAGAGGGGCAGCAGCGACAGCTGCGAGTACAGATTTGATCATTTGAATTACCTTTAGTTACTTGCGGAATGGTTACCCGCAGATGAAGAGAGACTCGACATGTCTCGTTTTGTTAACAACTGTCACTGTGCCAGTTGTAACATTTATTTATATTAACAGACTTTTGATTGTCTGTCAAGTGGACAGTTTGTGTACTGTCCACCAAGCGGGGTATCGGAATCGAACCGACGACATCTAACTTGGAAGGATAGCGTTCTACCGCTGAACTAACCCCGCGAGTCGGGGACGGTCAGTCCCCCAGAGCAGGCTCGCCACTTGTTCTTTGACTGGAAACAAGAAACCAGGCGGGAGTAACCCCATCCGCACCAGCAGGCTTAACCCTTATCCTGCGGGGATCTGTTCCATAGAAACTCTACAGGACATTTAGAAGGTGTGTTGCCCAAAGCATAATCTAAACTTTTGGGTGGCAAAAACTTTTTGATATTAAACTTCTGAACAAAACTATCAACGATACTTTTCGGGGGAGTCTGCTTGATAAGTTTGAACTCTGTAGTTTTATCTGGTGCGTGGAAAGTGACTTCATACATGATGTCACCTCGTTTAATATCAACTGGTTTTGCATGATCAACTACATCAAATGCGGGATTGATAGGTCTTTCCCACCTCGACATGTTAAACCAACCACCAATAGCAATCATATTGTTCTTGGTAGCAGACCATGCATGGCACTTCTGCTCTATCCAGATGTTTCTGGCATCAGTCCAAAACAGAAATTTAGGTACAGCTAACTGCAAAGTAATACGTTTTTCTGTACACCAGTCAGGATCATACGAACTTCCAGCAACGTAATGATTAAACTGTTCATCAGTAATCGTAGGAATAGAAATCTGTTTCCTGTGTTTATTGATGTTGATCTTGAGATTAATCGGAGATCTAATAGCAAAAGTTCTTGCCTCTCGGTGTCTCCATACAGGACACACATGATACATCTCCTCGCCATCAGACAAAGAGAGTAGTGATTCTGGTTCATAACCAATCCCATCTAACGAAAGACAGGATTCATACATGAATTCAGATTCCTTTCGGGTGCAATTATTATCGTATTGATGATAATAAATTTTTACTTTATTAGAAAACATAAGATAATAATTACGAAGGGGTCCCGACCAGGGCTAGTTTATAGTCATACCGAGACTAGGCCAGCAGATGATTCCACATAGCTCCACCAGGGTAGGTTTAGAGTCTATCCAAGACTAATGGTATCACTGCTGATAGTAGTGTCACCACCGAAAGAGATTACATCTTGACCAGCACCAAAGTTAGTCCAGTCAGTTGCTTGAGCAGCAACATTGTAATCACTGAAGTCAATAGAGAATCCAGAAGTTTCTTTGGGTAATGCTTCCTTTACTTTATTGTAGAGCTCAAATAGTTTTACTACTTGATCTTCATTTTTTTCTTCGAGAGCACCGATCAATGCTTTGGATACTTGATCAAGTGCTTCTTCTAAATGTTCTTTGATAGTCATGCTGTTACGAAGTCTTTACGATAGGCAGGAACGTTATCAGGATCTAACCAACAAGTGTAGTCATGATCCTCCATAGCAGTCATTAACTGCATCTCATTGTCACACAGATACATGTCTTTGTATCGACCTGTGTATGAATCTACTTTCTGAATACGACAGTCGGGCATACCGTTGATCTCAAGGATACCACACTGCACATAGCGGTATGGAAACCTTTCAAGAAGAATAGTTTGTTTCATCAGTAGGAGGGTTCGCCAGGAACTCCGTCATCATAAGGCATTTCTGGCATAATGTCAAGTAGTGGTTCCAACTCTTCTGTAATCGGAGCCGCTACGACAGCAGTACCATCTTCGCGACGAATCAAAAAATACTCTTGGTTCTTTTCGATTCTTTCCATGATGTCATCAAACTGATCCTGAAACTCTTGTTCAGTGATCTCTGTCATTTGTTCTTCAGTCATACATTACAACAGATGTCTTGCTCTTGTAGATACTTAATGGTGTTAGTACATCCACCAAGGTTGACCTTATCATTCAGAACAACCTGTGGAAAAGTAGATCCATCGCCAAATTTATCATAGAACTCTACACGATCAAAGTCTCTATCAAGTTTGTATTCAACGAACTTGAACTCATTCAACTCGAACAGTAGTTTGATCTGATCGCAGAATGGACAACCTTGTTTGGAGTAGATAGTGAATCTCATTTGAGGTTAGCGAAATCTTCTTTGAAAATATTTAGACCAGCGTCAGTCAAGACATGATTATACATCTTGTCAAAGACTCCCGTTGGCAATGTAACTACTTTAGCACCGTAGAGCAGGCAGCGAGACACATGGTGGACATCTCGCAAACTGGCTGCGAGCACTTTGGTTTTAACACCTTGAGCACAATACAGACCAGAGATAGCACGAACCAGTTCAACGCCACTGAAGGAGTTGTCATTCATTCTACCAACAAAGGGGGAGATGTATGTGGCACCTGCAAGACCAGCCATGACTGCTTGAGCAGCACTGAAACATAGGGTGACGTTAGTCTTGACTCCTTCTTCGGACAGAATCTTACATGCAATAAGACCTTCCTTGGTTAAGGGGAGTTTGATTGTAACTTCAGAACCAATCTTGATATACTGTTGAGCATTCTCGATCATCTCATCAGCAGTTTCTCCATCGACTTCTGCCGAGATGCTTTCAAAAGCAAAGTCTCTTGAAAGTGTACGGATGAAATCAAAATAGTTTACACCAGACTTACGAACCAGTGTAGGATTAGTTGTGATACCAGAGACAAGACCAGTCGCATAACGTTCAGCGATAGCATTGTAATCGGCAGTGTCTAGAAAAATTTGCATGATTAAAAAATAGTGTTGGTATTGTACCAATCGGGGTGACAGGATTCGAACCTGCGACCTATTGCTCCCAAAGCAACCGCGCTACCAAGCTGCGCTACACCCCGCTGAAAGGAGTCAACGCTCCTCAAATTCAATTCGACGAATCTTTCTCTGTCGTCGCTGCTCCTGATACTCCATATCTTGTCGTGACAGTAGTGGAGTATTCTTTTCGCGTGGGTTCTGTATAATTTCCACTAGCGATAAGTTCTTCCCGCTTATATTTGTACCACGGATGCTCGTAAGATTCTCGCACTGGCAACTCTTCAATTTGGTAGGGTGTCCCTCTAATTGCTTCCCGCAATTCTTGCATCTGATTACTAACATTGTCCATCTTCGCTCTTAAGTAAGCGAGCTCCTGGTAAATATCGTTCAATTCTACTTTGTTTTTGTTTTTAGACATTAGTATAAGAATACTATGGGCGATGAGGGATTCGAACCCCCGACCCTCTCCGTGTAAAGGAGGTGCGCTACCACTGCGCTAATCGCCCTGGCGTCTTGAGTAGGATTCGAACCTACGACCGACTCTTTAGAAGAGAGTTGCTCTATCCAGCTGAGCTATCAAGACATGAAGGGGCATCACACCCCAAAGAGTCCGTTGGATTAGAAGGAAGACTTATCCCCCATCTCCCATTCAGGCAGCAACGGTGCTGCGGGAGAATGCAACGATGTTGTTCGCTGCGGTTTCAGATGTGTTTGCATCTATGGTTTTGTCCCGTCAACAGTTACAACCTTTTTGCCCCGTCGAGACCATGGCACCCCCATGAAGTGGAAGTGAGGGGAATCGAACCCCTGTCCGAAACAACAGACTTTGCAACCTCTTGAACACTGTATATAGTAGCACAGTGTTAGAGGTTTGTCAAGCGTAGTATGCTTTGTAGTAAGCCACTATGCCATCTGTCCTTACGTTACCTTGGGACACCCAATCATGTACACATTCATAGATGCTTTGATTAGAGTAGCGTGGAGATCCGTCAGAGCAGATTTCCGATCCAAATTTCTTGAGAAGGATATTGAGTCCTTGTGTTCTCACGTCCATACGTTCGTCGGAATAGCGCCAGTCGTTTTGTGTCATTTAAATTGAGCCATACCTGTGCCAGACAACCAACCACCAGGACCAGATTGAATCTGTTCTGATCCACCACCCAGTTGTGGCATAGGATCTAATTGTGTGGTGGTCTTACCGTTGCTTGTAGCGATATTATACATTACTTCGTGGATGTTTGCAACCTCTTTTGTAGGAGGTTGGTCTTCAGACAAGGGAAGAAGAATTTCTTCTTCAATTAACTTCTCCCTCATCTCTTTGATGGTTAATTGTTTCTCGGATAGAGTAGCGGGTCCGAACCACTCATCATCCTCAAGATATTCTGGTGCTGGATAGGTCATGAATGCTTCAATCGTTTGGTGTAATCATAGGCATAGGTTTCCCTAGCTCCTTTGATGCCCCATCCTAACCAATAATATGCTGGAACCATGTACTGACTGACAGTTTTTCCATTGCCCTCAAATTCAGGCAGGTAGCGTTGGAAGACACTCTCGTTAATCATGTATCGAGTCTGACCTTCCAAACTGCTGGGGTCACATTCATATTTAGTACAGAATCTACCGAGATTAGCATAGCGTCCTACGCTTGTCCACTGAATAAGACCATAACCCCCGACACGGCAATCGCTGTAAGAAACTCGAGCCCCTCCCTCGCATATGTTGGGAATGAACTTGCTCTCTTGTTTAATGTTACCCATGATCGTTGCAAGAGCATTACGATCTGTGATGCGAGTGTGTTCTTGGAGTTGTTTGAGGACATATTGTTCTTCTGGTGTGCATGTATCACATTTCCACGAAGATCTATATGGTTCTACTGGGATCTCAACTGGTGGAGGTGCTACTGCAACTTCTTTTACTGGGGGAGGGCTAGTCATTGCTCCATAAGCAGCAAACGCCGCCAGACCAGCGGCTCCGATTAGTGTGACTGGTGTCATACGCTTCATAATTGCGACGAGCATCATAGTATCACGATATTTATCGGTTGTCAAGCCCCCTCTTATAAATATTTTTGGTGTACCCATTTAAGTTAATGAAGAAAGCAATTCTTGCTTTTGGAATGTTACTGATGACCGCAAGTGCAGCAAATGCAGGCGGACTTGTTACGAAACATGCTTCTTCGGTCCAACTGACTGTTGATGCTGCTCGGACCACTGCGGTAAGAATCGGTGGTAGTTATTCTGCCTCTGGTTCTAACATCACAGCAGGCACGATGGGTGGTGTTTCCACTGGTGCTGGCACATACACTGTTACCACATCTGGACAAGACTGGTCGTTGAGTGAAACATACAACGCAGCAGATAGTGTTCCTGCCTCTGCTGTTAGCACAGGTGATGTTCCTAACTTCGGTAACCTTACCTCTTATGCTGCTGGTTCTGCTGGCACACTCGCAGGTACGATTGACAGAACTCATGCTATCACGCTGACTGCTGGTGGTGCTGGTTCATCTGCTACAGGACAGTTCGTTACCGAGATCACTGTTATCGACTAATACTATATAACCATGAAGAGATTATTTTTCGTGGCATTACTACTGGGGTCTCCTGCTATGGCGGTCCCAGTGGTCCCTAACTTCACACAGGGGTCGATGACAAGCCACACAGAGACGACACAAAAAATTACAGAGACCATCAACTCGATGGACTATAACACGGGGTATCAATACTCTGTGACAGGGAGTGGAATTACAGCATCAGGTTCTTTACAACCAGGCACAGGTGCTAACAATGTAACTATAGACGGCGTGACTTCAACATGGACAGGAATAACAAGCAGACCAAACTTTACACAGACAACTCCAGGGGGAGCGTTTCAGTTCACAGAAACCTATTCGGGTCCTGGTTTAAGCAATCAAACAATAATTCAAAGAACCACAGAGGTAACAAGCGTAACAGATACTACAAGTATCTTCTCGCAATAGGACTTAATTTTTTATTACCAACTCAAGCACTTGCTGAAGTTGGGGGTGTTAGTGCTACAGCAGCTCCAGTAGCAAATAGCTCTGGCTCGGTGACCAACCAAGCCATTCAGGTCTTACAAGGACCCTACATTACAAACACCTATGGGGGTGGGATTCAGTGTCAAGGTCCAACCAGAAACTTCACACCATATGTAACTGGCAGTGCCTCTGCTACTAGACCATGGGAACCTTATTACGATGATCCAGTATATGACATGAGAGACATGGATGAAGATGGAGCACCAGATAATCCTGGTGATATTTTATATCGTGTTCCTGTAAGAACTGGACAGAAAGATAACTACAACCTAGGCGTTGGTTTCTCTATGACGTGGAGCACTCCAACTGACAAGAAGTTACAAGACCTATGCAAGCAAGCAGCAACCACACAGATTGAATTACAAAAACAACTCACTGCTAATAAGAGATTGGATTTTGAAATTGCCAGACTCAAGAATTGTGGAGAGTTACTCCAAAAAGGAATCATGTTCCACCCCAAGAGTCCTTATTACTCCGTGTGTGCTGATGTAGTGGTGATGAATAAGAACAAGATTGCTCCCCACAGACATACTATCCCTTCGGCTTCAGCACCTTCTTCAAAGCCCGAATCGCCTCTGTCCTCTCGCGCTGAAGATCTCGGCGCTCCGTTACGCTCAACACAGGGACAGACTTCCCCCTGATAGCAGCAATCTTTTTCATAACTTTCTTGACCGTTGGTTTGACAACCTTTAGTAGGATGTCTGCCAACGGTTTTGCCATAAGTGCTGATGCAGTAGCAACAACAGCAATAGTAGCAGTCGTAGTGACCACACCAGGAGCAGGAAGACCAGCAATAATCTGTTGAGGAATAGGCACTGCTTCTGTTATCTGAATACACTCATTGCCTACGAGTCTGTATTCAGTAACCTTCTTTCGGAAACCTTCTACATATGTCCCAACAGGTTCCTTTGCTTCCTGTGCTGGTGTGGGGCAATCTACCTTGGCAGTAGTAGGTGGTGCTGCCTGGGGTACTTCTACTTGTCCTGGTGGTTCTGGTTTCTCTGGTCTTCTTGTATCTACACCAGCAGGATAAGTAGGAACTATCTGTTCAGGTTCAAAGTTAATAGGATTAAATGATGGCATATTTCCATCACAATATGTCACCAAACCTCTCTGGTCATCTTCACCAACTGTGTTTGATTTGTTATTAGATTCGTGAGCTTCTACACATCCAGGAATATCAACAACAGGCACACCAATATTTACTGTCACTGGCGGCGCGGTAAACTGATAAACAACTGGTGGTTCGAAGATATTAACAGGAGGGATATCTAACTCACGAATTCCAACACCCACGGGTAGGACTTCCTTGATCTCCATCAGTCATCGTTGAATAAATTAGAAATCGCAGTGAATACTGAATGAAAAGCAACGTACAGAAAGAACTTTCCTTCCGCATCTCTATCTTTTTTTCTTCTCGTAGTAGTCATATCACATTCCAGGTAGCACACCACCAGTTGCTTTGGGTAGTTCAGGTGGTTTAGGCATAGAAGAATCAAGCATACCTGGGAGGGCATTGCTGACACCTTCTACAGCAGCTTTAGTAACTTTATCGATAGCACCTTCTACAAGGGCATCTTTTTGTGTATATAAATAAGCACCCCCACCGAGGACTGCCAGTGAGGTCAGTCCCGATAGGAGTGCGATGATGTTAATAATCTTTTGCATCTTTCTTTGGTTCAATAGCAGAGACAACCTCTGGTTCTTTCTTCGCTACTGCTTTGACATTATTACCACCACCTGCTTTAGCAGGAGACAGTCCAAAGGCAGCTAAAGATCCAGAGAACACGGATGCGATAAATGTGGGATCAAAATCAAGAATCTTTTGACCGTTGGGAAGTCTTACGTAACTGAACGTGAGGAGAGAAGCAGACCATATAAGTACAACAACTTTCACCAGATTACCAAGGACTTCACTTTTATCTTCATCGTGGTCTTGCTTCTCTACTGCTGGTTTTGAATCAGACATAATAGAGAGTCAAGGCATAGTTATTTATTCCTTGATGAATCCTTCTTTCTTCAACCACTCACGAGTAAGTGGTGTCAGTTCATAATCCGTCCACATTGTACCGCGAGCACAAGACTCAAGTGCTTCCATAGTCATATTTTCTGTGCGCCCAGCCCATGCTGCTTCTGCTTCCCAGGGCACAGCAGACTTGGGATATGTGCGCTCTGCCATGGTGCGCCACAGCATAGGAACATCTTCCTCATTATGAATGATAGCAATCATACTATTTTTAATAGTACCTGCCATGCAATCTTGTGCAGCGTGCCACCCCTCATGTCTCATGACACTCATGAGAACACCAGGATCATCCATATATTTTTTATTAAGAAAGAAGTTATTACCTACAGTATGATACACACCACGGTGACCATGAGGAAAATACTTCTGATCGGCTAGAAACACCTTAACTCCGACCTGCTCAAGGGCAACGAGCATTCGGTTGAATTCAAGAGTAACTGAAGTAAACTCATCAGTATTATCATACTGACTAGAAACATCCAGAAGACTAAAGACTTGTTCGACTCCATCGGTACACTCGCGCAACAACATGCACCCCAAGGAATCCATAGTATTATAACCCTTTGTAGGTTTCGCTTCTACAGGCATTACAATCGCTACTGCAGCAAGTGCAGCAAATAATTTTTTGATCATAAATTCATCTCAATGAATAATTATTTATCTTCATTATACCAGAAGTCTTCCCAGTCTTCTTCGTTAGCTTCGTAGATAGGACATGGTTCTTCAAATAACACATCCATCTTCATGCGATGTGCCTTCTCTGCAAGTTTTTTTAAGTCTTCAGTATCTAAACTCATTTAAAATATCCAGTACCTTATTGAGTGTATAATGAGCCCCTTCGTGCCACTTATCACTCTTCTCATCATGACCATTATAGAGTTCGTGCTTTAACTGGTAAACCTTATGCTCTACGTCAATCTTTGTCAGTTGTGATCTAGGCATATACAAAAACAGGCATCGAACTATTTATCCGATGCTTCCTGATTGTCTTTGTTTCCAAACAAAGCAATGAAATATTCTGCGTCTACAACTACAAGTGGTTTCTTTCTATTCTTTTTCATGACAACGATGGGTTCATAGTCACCACAATTAGCACAAGCTTGTTCGTATGCATCCCATACATTGAGACGCTCTACGTTTTTACACTCAATACTATGAGGAAACTTCTGTCTGGCAGCACGAGCCATGATGAGATCTTCACCACCTGCGCCCATAGATCGAGACTCAATGTCCTCTGGATGGACATCAAGAATCTCGATCAACATTTCACGAACCCACTTCTGTAAGTTCCTGCCTTTTGCTTTAGCACTACTAGCCTTCATAACCACGGATCTGGTATTTGAACTTCATCGCTTGGAGAAACCAAGCATCCGTCAGACACTTGGGTCCGTGAAGTAGAACCTGTACCTGTTTCTCTGGTAGAGTTGGATCCTGTAGTGCTCTCTTTTTCCACTCTGGAAGTTCGTTTGTCATGCAACCACCTGTATATAAAGTTCATTCTTCCATCTCTTCTGGAGCAGGAATGTATTCACCCTTCAGTAACTTCATCCAATTGACACTATTGGGTGGAATGTCATTTGCCCAAAGGAATGCTTGGATAGTTTTAATAAACTCATCTTCATTCATCCTGTTCCACCAGTAAACTGGTTTCTGAACAGGATTTCTTTTCTCCATTTGAGCAAGATAATTACCAATCGCAGGATTAGTTTGTTGTCTCATTGTCATAGTTTAAATCCAGTATTTGTATTGAATCGCACACCATTCATTTATATTCATTGTCAATATTTAGATTCAAAGAAATTCACAATTTAAATCCAGCAAACGTACTTTCACTAACGTCCTGTTTGATACCACCGATGACATAAGACTCAACCTCTGTCTCCTGCGGTGCTACTTGCATAGACTTGGAATTGAGCCAGTGCTCTGTCCATGGTAGAGGGTTATTGTTTGCTGGGACATCGAAGATCGGTTTTAATCCGATTGACTTCATTCTTCTGTTCGCAACCCACTCAACATACTTGGAAAGAAGTTTATCATTCAGTCCGATCATGCTACCATCTTTGAACAGATACTCTGCCCAGTTCTTCTCTTCCTCCACACACTGTTTGAACATCTCAATGATGTTCTCCTCTTCCTCCTTGGCAATCTCACGCATATCAGGATCA